AGTGCTGCTGGTGGAACATTTGGTGGAAACATAAATCTGCAAAATGCAGAGTATATTAGAAATACAACAAACGGGCGTATTGATTTTATGCCTGCCCCATCTGGCTCCACACACTATGGGTTGTATGTTGATACAACTTCTTGGGGCTATGGTGCAGTATTAGGAACAATCAGATCTTCAGATGGTGCAATAAACACTGGAGGAAATATTCTTTGGAATGTTCCTCTAATTGTTAATAGTAACGTATCATTTTCTTTAGGCAGTGATGGCCAATATCGATTAACAAGGTCATCTACTGGAAATGATACAGTACAATTTTCAGCAGACGTAACCACTGGAACAAATAGTGGAGCATTTGCAATTGTAGACCAAGCTGGTTTACTTTCGGCAAACCGTAGCCCAACAACAGTACATACAAATCCAAATCTTTATATTTATAGTGCTGGCGCAACAAGTGCAAATGATTTTATAAGATTTGAACACGACAGAACAAATGGAAGAATAGTTTCTGGTGGTACTTCTGGTATAAGTATAGAATCTGGAAGCGGTATTCTAGAATTTATAGGTGGAATGAGTGGTGGAGGTATTACACTTAGCGGCAATCTTTCAGCTGCTACAAAGTCGTTCGTAATTCCCCACCCAACCAAAGAAGGAATGTTGCTGCGTTATGGATCTTTGGAAGGACCTGAAAATGGTGTGTATGTTCGTGGACGTTTACAAAATACAAATATAATTGAACTACCAGATTATTGGACTGGTTTAGTAGACGAATCAACTATTACAGTAAATCTTACTCCTATTGGTACAAATCCAACATATTATTCTGTAGCAGGAATTAGTGGAAATTGTGTTCATGTGTGGAGCCAAGGAGGAACTGTTGATTGCTTCTTTACAGTCTTTGGAGAACGCAAAGACACAGATAAATTGATTGTGGAGAGTTAATATGGCTGTGCAATATAATCCAAGAATAGTGGACACGAATATAATTTATTTTTGTGATTTTGCAAACACTCGTTCATATCCCGGTTTTGGAACTTCTTTTAGCGATTTATCTGGAAATTTTGGTGGAGGAACATTAGATAATGGTGCGTTATATAATTCAAATTCCAATGGAAGTATAATTTTTGATGGAACAAACGACACATTAATTACTCCTATAAGAGCCGAAACATATGTTCCAGCACTATCCAGTTGGACAATGTGCTGCTGGATCAGAGTAACAAACTTTCCTACTGGTGGGGCTACTAACAGAGAAGGTATGGTATTTGGAAGTGCATATTATACAGGAACAGGTATATATTTTTCTTGTACCCCATCCGGAGATTTCAGAATAAGAGGATACATAAGAGGGCAAGACGGTTATAGAGTTACTAGTAATTACAGTCTTGTGTTGAATAAAGCGCACTATCTATCTATTGTAAACGACCGTTCAGACACAACATTCAAACTTTATATTGATGGAGAATTAAAACAATCTATAACTGGTCCATCACAAGAATACAATCCAGCACTTATTACTCCTTCAATTTTTGAAAACATAAGAATAAATCGTAATATGGTTGATGGTGGAGGAGAACAAACATACACATATTTTCAAGGATATGCATATCAAGCTCAAATTTATAACAGAGCATTAAATATTAGCGAACTCACACAAAACTATAATGCAATGAGAGGAAGGTTTGATATCTGATGGCAGTCTACTCGGGACCAAATATTGTTGAGGATGGATTGGTGCTGCATTTGGATGCTGCTAATAGCAAGAGTTATCCGGGAAGTGGTAATACATGGTCTTCTATTATTAACAACATAAATTTTAGTTTGATAAATGGAGCAACGTTTAATTCAAATAGGTTAGGGACAATTTCTTTTGATGGAACAAATGATTTTATAAGAACATACGACAGTAAATTGAATATTGGAACTGGAGATTTTACAATAGAGATATGGTTTTATTGGAACGCACAAAATTTCGAAAATGAAGTAGGAATGAAAAAAGTAATGGGAACCAAATCATCTCCCGCAGTTGGATATGAAATTTGGATTTCAGATGTTATTGATTTATTTGGAGGGCTTCCATATTATGTATCAACTGCTTTGGTTTTTAGATATGGAAATAACAGTGTTGGTGGTGATTTGTATAATGTAGATACAATAAAACCACAACAAAATGGGTGGAATCATGCTTTAATAACAAGATTGAATGGAGTTATTAGTGTTTATTTAAATGAAATTCTTGTAGGCACACCTGTAACAACTTCATTTGATATGAACAATAATGACAATGTTTATGTTATTGGTGGTAATAGTGCTGGAACTGAAAATTTTAAAGGAAATGTATCCGTTGTTAAACAATATACTAAAGGATTTTCAATACAAGAAGTTCAACAAAACTTTAACGCCCTCAGAGGAAGGTTCGGCATCTAATGGCAGTCTACGCAGGACCTTACATTGGTTAGAATTTACAAGGGAGCATTGAGTCAAAAACAAATTAACGATAACTTTGCATCAGCAAGAGGAAGGTTTAAATTATGAACTATGAAAACAGAGAATATATGATCTTTAACGTATCTGAACTTTCATCTATAGATTTCTCACAGGTTCTTGAAACATCTATAGAAACTGTAAGAAAATCTATTGATGGTACAAAAACATTTGTTAAATGGGAAGGTGAAGAACCTTCTTGTGTAACCAATTTACAGACCAAAGAAGGACCATACACACATTCAGAAATGTTACAGATTTTGTCCACAGCAGAGTGGTCAGAAGCACCTGAAGAGGAACCTGAAGTTTAAATGGGTCAGACAAACGGACCATCACCCATAGTAACAAATGGATCTATTATTTGCATAGATCCTGCCAACTCTTTTTCCATTTTGCAAAACAATGAACTTAAAGATTTAAGTAAAAGAAATAACAATTCAGTTTTTTTAAATGGAATTACTTTATCATCTAGTACACTTGTTTTAGATGGTGTTGACGACTCTCAAAAAATATCTAAAAATTCATCTTTTAGTTCTTTAGTAACTTTTACTGCTGATATTTGGTTTAAATTTGACGAGTTTAGTGGTACCCCCCCGAACACTGTTTGTCTTATGGCAAATACAAATATTGCAGGAAACGGATTTGCTATAATTGCAGCAAAAACAGCAGTCTTGCCTTATAGATTGTATCCCAGATTTGCTTTACATAATTCTAATAATACTTTTTTAAATTTTTTAGATTTAGATTTATACAATTCATTGTTTGAATACGATTACACAACTCTAATTGGAAAAAATAAATGGAAAAATTTAGTAATAACTGCAAACAATGGAACATATAATTGTTGGGTGAATGGAATAAAAAGTTCTACTACAAATACAAATGCAACTGGAGCATTTCAAAAAAATAGCACAGATTTATATTATGGTTCTAGACCAAATGGACAACAACCATTTCTCGGAAGAATGAGTCAAATAAAAATGTATAATCGCGTTTTATCTGATGACGAAATTTTACAAAACTTTAATTCTTTAAGAGCGAGGTTTGATATATAATCATTATAAATTTTTACGATTTATTATGCCCTAAATATAAATGAACAATGGCAGATTCTGACAAAAATATAATCATTACTCCAAATCGCGGCCAAACAAGCCAGCCTAGTATCGTTTTTACTGGACAAGGAAATGATCCAATTACACTTCGCATTTTAGATGGAGCTACAGGAACTGGGTTGACTGCTGGAGGTGCTTTATCTTTTGAAGGTTCGGAAGGACAATTATTCAGCGTTGTAAACCGTCTAGGTACAGGAAGCATTTTTAGTGTTAATAATATATCTGGTATTCCAAGCATTGATGTAGATGCAAATGGAACAATTTCTATGGCTTCCTTTGATGGAAATGTTGGAATTGGTTTAACACTTCCAACTGAAAAATTGCATGTTCTTGGGAATGTTCAAGCAGAAAAATATACAGAAACATCAAATCAGATCAGAGTGACAAACAACGCTAGGAGTTGGTTCTTATGAAGCGAAGAAGTTCTGGAAATAATGGATATGTTGGTTACAACCAAAGTGAAATTACCAATTCTGGTATATTAAATTTACAAAAACTTTACAACACCGAACTTAATGAATTGCCGTATTATTCATTTGGTATAACAGGGGAATCTTTAGTATCGGGCAACACATCTGGACTACCTCAAATAAATTATGAACGACCTGCTGGATGGATAGCTCTTCCGTCCGTAACTGCTGATAGTCAGCAAATTGTGGGTGCTTTTGCGGTATACGATAATGAAAGCAATGTTTGTGCATTGCAAATTCAAGGTGCATATGATGTAGACTGGGGGGATGGAACAACAGGATCATACAGCAGCAGTGCTGTAGCAGTAAAAAGATACGATCAGGCAACATATGCAGGACTTACTTCTGATGTAGTCCGAGGATATAAAACAGTATTAATAAAAATAACTCCAAATGGTAATCAAAATCTTACATATGTAGATTTAGTTGCTACGCCAACGGGAATCACTGGATGGAGAATTACTTCATCTTCTAATTGGTTAGATATAAAAATGTCTGCACCAAATCTTGTTACTCTTGTTGTATCAAGATGGTTTGTAACAAACATTTCAAATAGAATGTTGGAAACATTTGAATTTATTGGAACTGCTCCAATAACATCTTTTACTTTTATTAGTTGTTTTTCTTTGAAAAAAATAATTGATTTTCCATCAACAAGATTGGTAACAGGATCGTGGCAATCATTATTTCATAGTTGTTTTTCTTTACAAGAATTCCCTACAAAAATATTAGATGGTATTTCGAACACTACTAATGTGGCATATCTTTTTTATTATTGTTTTAATCTAAAATCAGTACCGCCTTTAGATACAAAAAATTGCACAAATTTTATAGGAATGTTTTTAGGATGTAATAATTTAAGACAAGTTCCTTACTTGAATACTTCCAAGGGTACAAATTTTTCAAATATGTTTAATGACTGTAAAATGTTGGAAGAAATACCTACAATCGATACTACACTTGGAACAAATTTTAGTTATATGTTTAATGCTTGTTCAAATTTAAAACGAATACAACCAGTATTAGCGGGAGCAAGTGGAACAAATTTTCAAAATATGTTTTCTAACTGTCCGTCTCTTACGAGTATTCCCTACATAAACACGTCAAATGGAACAAATTTTCAAAGTATGTTACAAGGAATAGCCTGTAATACAATACCAAAATATGATTATTCAAACGCAACAAATTTATCTTTTTTTCTGAGATATGCACAGGGAGTTAATTACGTGCCGGATTTTAATACCGGAGCTTCACTTACAAATTGCCAGTATATGTTTGAAACCGCAAATGGTTTACAAGTATGTCCGGGGATAACAATGACAAATGTAACAAATGTTAATAATATGTTTTCAAACATGGCTGCTTTGAGGGTAGTACCTTCTTTGAACTTAAGTAAAGTTACAACTGGAACAAATATGTTTCAAAATACAACGTATACTCTATCTTCAGTAGGATTAACAGGTGTCTCTTTTAGTATAAATCTTACAAATAATATTATGGGAGCAACAGCATTAAACAATCTTTATAATAGTTTAGCTACGGTTGGGGCTTCTGGTTCTGGTGTCAGAACTATTCAAGTATCCGGAAACTGGGGCTACGATGACAGTGATAAGACAATTGCAATAGGAAAAGGATGGGCAGTTTCATGAATACACAAGATACATCTGGTTTCTATAAAATTGATAATGGTGAATTATTTTATGGGCATAATTTTGTCTATGGTTCAGGCAATGGAGATTTATTAAGAGAAAATAAAGATAATTATGAATATCCAGTAAATGGATGGTATTGGTTTGATGATGAAAATGATGCCAGAGTATTTTTTAATCTTCCTCCTGTTCCACCAACACCACCAGTTTAATATAAATATAAAAGGATTATTATGCCAGAAACTTATAAATCGTTTGGAACAATTATTGGTAGCACTGCTGGAACATTAATTTATTCTGGCACTAGTGGATATGCTTTAGTAAATTCCATCAATATTGCAAATGGTTCTACCGGACTTGGAAATGCTGCTACCGTGGAAGTCTTAAAGGGTGGTGTTACGGCATACCTTTTAATTAATTCAGCCGTATTACCAGTTAATTCTAGTTTACAAATTTTAGATAATACACTGGTATTAGAGCAAAATGATACATTACAATTTACTGCAGGATATACTTATGGTGTTCACACTATGGTATCACTTTTAGAAATTACTTGACCTACTGCATTTCTTTAGTATAATGTGTGTATGCTAAAAGTTTATAAGATCTTTCCAGACGCTAGAATTCCAAATTACGAAACTCGCAGAGCAGCATGTTTTGATATTGCTGCACATCTACATCCATCTACAAGAATCATGACATGGGCAGGAAAGAGTCAGAGAGAATATGCCGTTCAGCACGATGGTTCCAATGGAAAAAATTATATTGCAATTGCTCCACAAGAAAGAGCACTGATTCCAACTGGTTTAATCTTTGATATTCCTGAAGGGTATTCCGTCAGACTTCACCCTAGATCCGGAATGGCTTTGAAGTATGGTCTAGTCCTTGCCAATTGCGAAGGTGTAATTGACGAAGATTATGTGCACGAAACTAAAATTATAGTTTTGAATACTTCAGATGAAATTATGAAGATTTATCACGGAGATAGAATTGCTCAGGGTGAACTGGTTCGATATGAGCAGGCAGAAATTGAAGAAATCTGGGATAAGCCAGAACAGAAATCAAACCGAGTCGGTGGGTTCGGAAGTACTGGAAGATCCTGATTTCTTAGGCCACTTTACAGATTTAAATTCTTTCCAAGCTGCCCAAAGAACTACTGCAGAAATTACCACATACCAAAAGCTCCATTCGGAGGCTTGGTTTGGTGATCCAAAAAATGGTTCTTCTAGAACACTATGAATTGGATTTCCTTGTTTATCCAAAGGAGAAACAATTTGTGGGCTTGTGCAAGAGGCTAGAAAGAGTAGTGGTAGAAGATATTTCATGATTTGTTTCCTCCTGCTGCTGTACCAAAGTAGAATCCTACAACGGCAAGTAGAACTTGACGATTTTCTTCAGCAAATAAATATCCGGGAATTTCTACAAAATATTTACGAGTTGTTTCTGGAATCAAGCCAAAGAAACTTTCAGGTTGCTTTTGAGTAAACTCCGCAAATGTTGAAATTCCAAAGAATGGAAGAACAAATGGTGCTGCAACGACTGCAAAAAGGCATGCTAGAACTATTAACTGTCTTACTCCTTTGCCTACATCAAGTGGCACTCGTTGTGCTGCTTTATCTTGGTTATCTGTTGTTTGTTTGTTGGCCTCAATAGCCATTTTAAACATGTCTTTTTGGTCTTGGGCTCTCTGTGCCCAGTAACGGAATAGGAATCCCGTGATTCCTCCACCGAGTAAAGATATTAATTCTGTAGGCATATTAGTTCCTTTGATAAGAGAGTTGAAGTTGAATTGATTCTTTAATTGTTCTAAAATGTTCCATCATAGCATGCTCTTTATCCATATTTGGTTTAAAATCTTCATGCCATTGAATTAGTATAAATCCAACATTTACCGATTTATTTTTTAATGGAAGACAGGCATAGTGGGAGATATTTTCATCTTCAAAGAAGTGCTTTGCATAACTTTCCGGCATTGCTTCAACATTATAAATTACTGCTTTATCTTCAAGAATTCTATTTAAAAGTGGAATGTATAAAGAGCAAAGAACATTTTTAAATTTTACGGCCTGAGAAATATAACCACGATGCGACGATTCATGAGTTATTGAAAATTTTCTCATAGAAATACCATCCATGAAGTATTCCCCATTGTGAAACTGAAGGATGGTAGCTCTCATGCTGGAAGCACTCAAACGAAGTTCTGTAAGCAACTCATGAATTTCTGTATGGATTGCTATAAAGTTATCTGTTTTTTGTTTGGATTTCCAAAATTTTGCAACTCCCCATCCAATTCCTAAAATTCCCATGACTGCGAGAGAAATTCCTTCTATTACTTTAAGTGGGTCTATCATGGAAAGGTACATCGTTTAAAAACTCCGTGTCTTAATATTTATATTCTTGACACTCCCCTAAAAGATGGTATATTGATTTACCATGACTAGAGACGAACTATTTCAATTACACGACAAACTGTGCCAAGAAGCCAAGGAATTGATGGAAAAAAAGAACAATGACTATGCTTCTACGGCAGATCCTTTCATGAACTTCCGCCGAGCGGAATATCTTGGTTTTTCAACCGCAGAGCTTGGGGTTCTTATCCGAATGACGGATAAAATGTCAAGAATCTCCACCTATTTAAATCGTGGAGAACTGTGTTTGAAAAATGAGAGCGTGTACGACGCAATTGTTGACATTATTAATTATAGCGTTATTCTTGCTGGATTGCTTAAGGACAAAGAAACAAAGAGATGAAATTTTATACTGCCTGTGCTTTAAAGGGCAACAAGATACTTGTCCGTGGTTATCGCAATGGTGCTCGGTTTACCGACACCATTGCTTTTAAGCCATCTTTGTTCATTAAAACGGACAAGCAAACCAAGTACCGCACTTTAAACGGGGTCAAAGTCAATCGTATGAAGTTTGACACACTATACGATTGCCGTCAATTTTTGGATCAATATAGGGAACTAGATGATTGCCCGATTTATGGAAACACTGATTTCATCACTCAATATCTTATGGAGACTTACCCGTCTGAGGTGGAATACGATCTTTCCCAGATCAAAGTAGCACACCTAGACTTGGAATGCGAAACAGAGGGAGGTTTCCCCGATTTGGATAATCCAAATGAGCGTATCAATTTGATGACAATACGCATTTCTGGGGTCACCTATGTTATTACGTCAAAGCCAGTTGATCTTCCTGACTGTAAAGTAATTCTTACAAGTTCTGAAAAAGAACTGATTAAGAAAACCTTTGAAGTTATTTCAAAGGAAGACGCAGACATTATTAGTGGTTGGAACATCAAACTTTTCGATATTCCATACATCATTGGTCGTGCAAAACTTTTCTTTGATGAGTCAGAAATACAGAGCTGGTTGCCGTTTGGTTTAATGAAGATGCGGGAAACGGATATTGGTGGTAAAAGCTACAAAATATACGAATTCCCCGGATATACGATTCTTGATTACATGGATCTATACAAGAAGTTCTCTGGTACAAGCCAAGAAAGTTATGCACTCAACCATATCGCAAAGGTAGAACTGGATGCACAAAAGCTAGATTATAGTGAATACGGTTCGTTGCGAGAATTTTATACGCAAAACTTCCAAAAGTTTGCAGAGTATAACGTCCAAGATACGTTGCTAGTTGAGCAGCTTGACAATAAACTCAAACTTATTGACTTGGCTGTATCCATTGCATACGAAGCAAAGATTACATACGATACTGTTTTCTTTGCCACCCGCATCTGGGAAACCATCTGCTGCGACTATCTTGCACAGAAAAATATTGTTCCTCCGCTGAAGCGAAGTTACGCAAAGGACGATCAGTTTGTTGGTGCTTATGTAAAGGAAGTGACTCCGGGGTTGTACAAGAACGTTGTCAGCTTCGATGCTACGAGCCTATATCCCAGCATCATTATGCAATGGAACATTTCTCCAGAAACTTGCACTCACAAGGATTCATCTTTAAACGCAGATGATTTTCTTCGAAGTAAAAGAAAAGATATTCCAGATTTTATAGAACATGCAGAAAGCATATCTTCATGTCTTGCCTGCAACGGTTCTATGTTTACACGCGAAATCAAAGGCTTTATTCCAATTCTGATCGAAAAGACTTTCAATCAGCGAAAGGAAGCAAAGAACAAAATGATTGAGTTGGAAAAGGAATATGAGAAGACAAAGAACAAGGATCTTCTTCCTCGTATTGCTGCACTCAAGATTCGCCAGTCAGTTAAAAAGATTCTTGCAAACAGCCTTTACGGTTGCCTTGGAAATCCTGCTTTCGTCTATTCATCTCCGGAACTTGCTACCGCCGTGACCGTTACTGGTCAGGTCATCATTCGCAAGGCAGAGATGGCTATGAACGACTATATTCAGCACCTTACAAAGGATGACAAGGACTATGTACTGGCAGTGGATACCGATTCGGTGTACCTCAATCTCAATGCCGTAGTTGAGAAGGTTTCTGCAAAGACTGAAATTGCAGACGTGACACAGTTCATTCATGAAGTTTGTGAGCAGAAGATTCAACCACAGTTCAAGAAAGAGATGGAATTGCTTGCATACACTCTTGGTTGTCCAGAAAACAAGATCTTTTTCAAGAGAGAAGCAATTGCTTCTGCAGGAATGTTTATTGCCAAGAAGCGTTATGCACTTCTCATGCAAGACCTTGAAGGTGTTCGGTTTGCTGATCCAAAACTTAAAATTATGGGTCTGGAAACAGCAAGAAGCAGTACTCCTGCCGTTGTTCGTTCTAAACTTAAGGACTGTATCAAGATTATTCTAACCAAGACTCCTGAGCAGCTTCGTGAATATGTTGATGAATTTTATGATGAGTTTATGGCTTTGCCAATTGAAGATATTGCATCTCCTCGCGGGGTTAAAGGTATTGAAAAATACACAGACTCTTCTGCAATTTACAAGTCTGGAACACCCATTGCAACTAAGGCAGCATTACTTCATAATGCCCATGTTAAAAAATTAAAACTTGATAAAGAAATTGTTCCAATCAAAGAAAATGACAAGATGAAGTTTGTGTTTGTCAAAGTCCCAAATCCTTATGGAATGGGAGGTCGTGATGCGGTCATTGGATTTATTGGCAAACCACCAGAAAAATTTGAATTGGAAAAATATATAGACAGAAAGAAGCAGTTTGACAAGACATTTGGTGAACCTCTTGACAATATTCTTCAGGCTATTGGGTGGTCAATAAATCAACAAGTTACACTTGAATCTTTTTTTTGTTGAGGTATAATAAGAATTACCAGTGACTTAAAATATTGGAGCAAACAATTGAATACTTTCTTAAATAAAACTAAAAAGTCTAAAATGGATTATCAATACCCGTATCACAAAAAATATAATGCTAAAGAACTTATGTTTTTTGATCCTGCAGTCGAAGAACAAAAAAGAGAAATTGATAGACAGAAAAAAATAATTGTTCAACTCAAGGAACAAATTGAAGAGTTGAAAGAAGAATTGGAATTGCTCAGAGCAGTAAATCAGGAGTGTTAATTTATGGTTAAGAAATTTAAATCTAGATATGGTGATGAAAGAATACTCACATATCTTAAAGACGGATCTTACAAAATCGAAGGTAGGTCTCTGTTTACTCGCCACGCTAATGGGCTATTTGATTTTGAAGGTGGCCCATGCTTCATGGTTGGTGATAGACTTCTTGAGGTTGATGGCAACCTAATAATTGAATCGGTAAAGTCGATAGATACAGCCCAAGAAAATTGGGCTGCTGTAATTGTAACTACTAAAAAAGGAAAATCTAATGTCAAAGTATCTAAAAAGCCTAATCACAAAGATAAATAATCCAGACGCTAAACTTGTTGCAGACGGCCTTGATGGTTCTGATGTTACTGGGTTTATTGATACTGGTTCTTATGTATTGAACGCCCTTTTGTCTGGTTCAATCTATGGAGGTCTTCCAAATAACAAGATTTCTTGTCTTGCTGGTGATCCAGCAACCGGAAAGACCTTCTATGCACTCGGAATCGCATCACAATTCCTCAGAGACAATCCAGAAGGAGTTGTCATTTATTTTGATACCGAACAAGCAGTCACCACCGACATGTTCGAATCAAGAGGAATTGATACAAACAGAATTGCAGTGGTTCCTGTGGCAACTATTGAAGAATTCAAGACTCAGGCACTCAAGATCGTTAACGATGTACTTGAGACCCCAGAAGATGAGCGCAAGCCAATGTTTATGGTTCTTGACTCTTTGGGCATGTTGTCAACAGAAAAAGAAATGAATGATTCTGCTGAAGGCAAGAATGTCAGAGACATGACTAAAGCACAGCAGACAAAAGCAACATTCCGAGTTCTTACATTAAAGCTTGGCAAAGCAAATATCCCAATGCTGCTAACCAACCACACATATCAAGTAATTGGTTCTTATGTACCAACCAAGGAACTTGGCGGTGGTATTGGTCTGAAGTATGCAGCAAGCACAATCCTCACTCTATCTAAATCAAAAGATAAGACAGATGAAGGTGTTGTAGGCAACTTTATTAAATGCACCAACTATAAGAACAGATTCGTAAAAGAAAACAAACAAGTAGAAACAAGATTAAACTATAGCAGCGGACTTAGCCGTTATTATGGTTTGACAGACCTTGCAATCAAATATGAAATCTTTAAAAAGGTTTCTACAAGAATTGAATTGCCAGATGGGTCAAAAGCATTTGAAAAAAATATTGACGAAGACCCAGAGAAGTATTATACTAAAGACATTCTAGATAAATTAGACGCAGCAATACAAAAGGACTTCAAATATGGACAACAAGATTAATTATGAATTTTTAGAATACTCTGGAACAGATCCAACCGAGACTTGCCCAATTAAAATTAAAGGCGGGGAATATGACGGTGTCGTATTTAAATATGGAAAAATTTCTTTAAATGAAGAAAATGATAATTTAAACATCAATATGGAAATTGAAATTGTTAATGCACCAGAAAATTTTAATAAAGAAGAACAAAATTTTGTAAACATTGTTGGTGATATTTTTGTTCAAATTGTTGAAAGCGGAGTAGTATCTAAAAAAGAAGATCCTGTAGATTTAGAGGATGATGTTCACCAAGATAATAGTGGACATTTAAACAAATAAGAGTATAATAAAAACATGGAATCAGTAATCTTGAAAAACCTCGTACTAAACGAGGACTACTCAAGAAAGGTTGTCCCCTTTCTTAATGAAACATACTTTCATGATAAAGCAGAAAAAACTGTATTTACTATAGTTTCCTCCTTTATTCTTAAATACAACAATATTCCCACTAAGGATGCTATTCTTGTTTCTCTAGAGTCTTGCAATACTCTAGGGGAAATTGAATTTAAAAAGTGTGTCTCTATTGCAGATGACATGTTTAAAGAGGGGGAAAAATCAGATACCTCTTGGCTAGTAGAACAAACTGAAAAATTCTGCAAAGAAAAAGCCATTTACAATGGTATCATGGAATCTATTGGTATCATTGAAGGAAAAGACAAGGAGAAAACACAAAATGCAATTCCAGAAATTATGTCAAAGGCTTTGTCCGTCTCTTTTGACACAAGAGTTGGGCATGACTTTCTTGAAGATGTGGATGACAGGTATGAATATTATCATAGAGTTGAAGAAAAAGTTCCATTCGATTTGGAAATGTTTAACACAATTACCAGAGGCGGTGTCAGGAAGAAGACGCTCAATGTAGTGATGGCTGCGTCTGGCGTAGGTAAGAGTGCTTTTCTATGCCATCACGCCGCAGCATGTTTATCGCAAAATTTAAATGTTCTGTACATTACTCTTGAGATGGCAGAAGAAGAAATTGCAAAAAGAATTGATGCAAATCTTTTAGATTCTGATATGCATGTTCTTGAGCAAATGCCATTGCAGCAATATGAAGCAAAGATTGAAAATCTCAAGAAAACATGCAGAGGAAAACTCATCATCAAGGAGTATCCTACTGCTGCAGCTAATGTTACACATTTTAGAAATTTGATGGAAGAACTTAAGATTAAAAAGAAGTTTGTTCCTGATGTTATCTTTGTAGATTATTTGAACATCTGCTCATGTGCCAGATTTAAACTGGGCAATGGAATGAATAGTTATACCTATGTAAAGGGTATTGCCGAAGAGCTGCGCGGTCTTGCCAAGCAGTTTAATGTGCCTCTTTGGACTGCCACACAGGTTAACCGTGAAGGTGCCAAGAGCAGCGATATGGAAATGACAGATACATCTGAAAGTTTTGGTCTTCCACAGACTGCAGATTTCTTTGTTGCTCTTATTGAAAATGAAGAGTTGGCCGAAGCAGGTCAGCTTATGGTAAAGCAATTAAAGAACCGTGGAAATGATACTGTTAAAAACCGTAAATTCTTAATTGGTGTAAACAAATCAAAGATGAAATTTTATGATGTGGACAATAGCAGCAATAATCTTGTTAATGCTAATAATACGGATGATGAAGGACTCGGATCAGGATATGACGGACAGGCATTCAATCCGGCGTTCGGAAAGAAAAAGAACAAAGCTGTAAATTGGACGTTTGAAAGCGCCAAATGAACATATATATTGATAAGAAGTATGTGAATCTTCTTTCTGCATCATTAGAAAAATTTAAGTGGAAGAAAGAATCACTAGCCACATGTCGTTGTTTTAAATGTGGTGACTCAAAGAAAAATAAATCCAAGACAAGGGGATATTTCTTTGAGCATAATGGAAACTATGTATACAAATGCCACAATTGCGGTTTTTCTTGCAACTTATATAATGTACTTGAGTCTGTTAGCCCGACACTATGCAAAGAATATGCGTTTGAAGTCTTTAAAGAGAAAAACCCAGAACGAATTGATGTCAAACAAGAACAACCAAGACAACAAGTTTTCACTAACCTTGGAACTCGGCTTGACCTGTTGAATGAAGATCATAAGGCTGTAAAGTATGTTAAATCCCGTGAAATTCCTAAAGAAAAATATACCAATTTTTATTATACTTCTGACTTTGGAAAGATCATGTCTTCCTTTGATCGTGAAGGCATGGAAGAAGAGCGATTGGTCATACCATTCTATGATGATTCGGGAAATCTTATCGGTGTTCAAGGCAGAGCATTTTCAGAATCGGCAATCCGCTATATTACGTTAAAACAACAAGGACAAGAACGCCTTTGGTACAATCTAGACAAAGTAGATCCACGGTCTACAGTGTATGTTACTGAAGGTCCTATTGACTCAATGTTTATTCCAAATGGAATAGCAATGCAGGGTGCTGGTTGGCTGGCAGAATTACCAGAAAAAATTTCAAAATCAAAAGTAGTTTTTATTTTTGATAATGAGCCAAGAAATCAAGAAATTGTAAGTCTTTTAGGAAAATATATTGATGCTGGAAGAAATGTAGTAATTTGGCCAGAAGAAATTATTGAAAAAGATATTAATGATATGGTGCTTTCTTATGGAAACAATCTCACTATAAAATTAATAATAAACAGTACCTATTCTGGACTTAAGGCAAAAATGAAGTATACTTATTGGAAGAAAGTTTAAAATGAATAATAAAAATGATGATGATGATGATATGTCTGAAGAAGACATTCTCAAAGCAAGCGAAGCTTATATAACTTTTGTTCAAAGATTTGGTGAATATGTAAAAGAAATGAATCCAGAACTTTGGGCAAGAGCAAGAGAATACGCTGCAGATTTTACTAAAATTCCCGGTGTAAAAGTTGAATTAGTAGACAATCATGAGGATGAAAATGACAGAGACACAGAACACAAAAATGGCGCAGACTAAGTATCCCGTCTTAGATCACGGACATGTCGATCTAATAGATTACATGGGATCAGATCTTAGCGTTGTAAATTCTGCAAGAGTTTCCTTTAACAAGGAAAGCGATTGGGACAGCGATCCAAACTGGACTGGCTATCGTGAAAAAAAGTTGTCTGAGCGTGATACAAAACTTATTAAGTATCTTGCACAGCACAATCACTTCACTCCTTTCTGTCATCCGCAGATTAGTCTTAGAATTAAGTGCCCAATCTTTGTTCGTGCACAGCTCGGCAAACACCAAGTTGGCCTTGTCATGAATGAAGTTAGTCGCAGATATGTTACATTTGAACCAGAGGTTTATACTCCACTGTGGCGTTCTGCTCCGACCAACGGAGCAAAGCAGGGAAGCGATGGTGCAATTGAAGATCTGGATATCTGTATTAAGATGCGTCAGGAATATGAAGGTGTTGTAAAGGAATGTCTTGATCTCTATAACAGACTTTTGGCCGATGGTGTTGCACCAGAGCAGGCAAGATCAATTCTTCCGCAAGGCACTTACACAGAATTTGTGTGGACAGGTTCTTTATATGCATTTGCTAGGGTTTATAACCTAAGAATTGATGCACACAGTCAATGGGAAATTCAGAAATATGCTGAAGCAATTGATAAAATTGTTGCTCCATTATTTCCGGTTTCTTGGAAAAATTTAACAACTAAATAAAGAACAATTACAAAAAGAGGAAAAACATGGCAGATATTTTATCACCGTTTCAGTCGTTTATTTTCATTTCCCGTTATTCAAGATGGATTCCGTCACTTAATCGACGTGAAACTTGGGATGAGTGTGTAGATCGTTGGTGGAATTATTTTACGGATAAAGTTCCACAGTTGGCAGAGCGTCCCGATGTGAAGCAAGCAATTTTAAATCTTGAGGTTCTTCCTTCAATGAGAAGCCTCATGACCGCTGGACCAGCATTGGATCATGACAACACTTGCTTGTACAATTGTTCATATCTTCCAATCGACAGTCTTGATTCGTTTGCAGAACTGTTCGTGGTTTTGATGAACGGAACTGGTGTTGGTTATTCTGTTGAACACCAATACACAGACAAGCTTCCACAAGTTGCAAACAAGATTGAAAAAGTATTCAACATCACTTACGTTGTTGAAGACTCAAAGGAAGGTTGGGGCAATGCAGTCAAGTTCATTATGGATCACCTCTATGCGGGTCGCCATGTTAAATGGGATCTCAGCAAGATTCGTCCAGCAGGTGCAAGACTAAAAACCTTTGGTGGTCGTGCAAGTGGTCCTGCTCCTCTTGACAATTTGTTTAAGTTTATTGTTAAGGTTTTCTACAACGCACAAGGCCGTAGACTCACTGCTCTTGAGTGCCATGACATTTGCTGTGCCATTGCAAACGCAGTCATTGTTGGTGGCGTTCGTCGCTCGGCTATGATTTCTCTCAGCGATCTTTCTGATCGTGAGATGGCTCTTTGCAAGAGTGGTGCATGGTGGGAGCAAGCTGGTTTCCGTTCATACGCCAACAACTCTGCTGTTTATCGTGGCCGTCCTCCAATGGGTCAGTTCCTTGAG